CTTTGACTTAAACCGTACTTTGAGCCTAAACCGTAAAAATATGGTCTAATCGCACTTTTACCGCTCTGTGCAAAGTAGTCATTAACATACTTCTTTGACGCGTCATATCCGCTGTTATAAAGCGTGTCAGCAAGCTTTGTGTCGCCATTTTCACGCATTTGTCCGTAATAGTTTTGTGCTTCGTTTGCTATTTGTGCCGTTTTCTTTGTATCGCCCTCTGCATTTGCATTAAGCCAATTACCTTTTAGCCGTAATATTGTATTTACGGCATCTTGCGTATTATATGCCATTCATTTTACCTCCTTATGCTATTCTTCTTGCACCGACATAGTCGCTACGTCCTGATAAATTGCTGATTTTAACGACATCACCTGTCTTTGGTGCCTGTATGTACTGTCCGTTACCTACATAAATTCCGACGTGTCCTGGAGCTGACGTACTACCGCCCGAACCTCTGAAAAATACAAGGTCGCCCTCTTGCAAGTTATTCTTGCTTACGGCTTGCCCTACATTTATTTGGTCGTATGTTGTTCGTGGTATATCAATACCGCTTGCTTTCGCCGCGAGTTGTACAAGACCGCTACAATCAACACCGCTTGACGAAGTACCGCCGTATACATACGGTGTTCCCAAATACTGCTTTGCCGCCGCAACAATCTGTCGTCCTTTGGAAGAACCGCCTGACGAAGTGTTTGAATTGTTCGCATAACTCAATCTGTTTAGATAACTTCTTGATGAATTACTTGATGAATTACTTGTATTTGAACCGCTTACACCCTTAGCTGTGTTGTATAGTTTTCCCATAATAGAACTTACCTGTGTCGCCCAACTGCTATCTATTGCTCCGCCATCTGTGTATGCATACCCCATTCCTTTCGGA